GATTATTTACAAAGCCATCATTATCAGCTCTCATACCGAGATGAAAATATAAGGCTTGAGTGGATAATGGCATATCCAAAAAAGCATCACTATCCACTATTTTCATACCGAAACATCGTCTCTCAGCGATAAGTCATTCCTCCTTTTTTTACATAAGTAATCTATAGCCTCATATATATCCATGTGTTTTAAATAAATCTTATTGGCAAGATTGCTTCTGCTTATTCCGTATTTACGAGCAATTTGTGGTAGGGTGAGCATTTTACCATAAATCTCATATTTTACATTGTTTGTACGATTGTTTTCTTGGGTTAGAATATCTGCCCATCTGCAATTAGAAGGCTCATAGTTACCTCTTGGGTCAATACGGTCAAGAGTTGTATTAGGAGGTCTAACACCCATATCCTTAAAAAAGTTCTCAAACTTTTCCCATTCTTCGCAATATGTAATATTTGCATAAGTATTATGGTTTTTTGAGTGATTAGGATTCTTGCACCTGCATTTCATCTCTTGCCAACTTTTATAGGTAGGTGTGCCGTTCATACCGTGCTTATAATTGCCTTTATTCTCAGCCATAGCTACACCTCCTCTATTATTTCTATTTCTGTTCTTGGATTCTCCTTGCAATAACCACCTTCTAACAAAAGAGTGATACAATTAAAACTATCATCTTTTATAATGCCTTCCTTTGTTAGAGGGTCGAGCAACATTTTTCCACTGTAATTATCAGGGTCTCTCCGTTTTTTATCAGGGAAATAATATTTAATTTTAACTGTTGCTTTCTCAAATGGTTTAGGTGGCTTCTCTTTAATAGAGGATTTCACAAGCCAATGCCACATTTCTTTTGTTCTTCTATATTCATTAAAATTGTGGCTATTTCCCAAGTATTTATTATTGGTTGGTGGAATTGTATTCACTATAATTTTAGTCTGCATATTTTTCCTCCAACATTCTGTAAATTTCGCATTTTTTAAATTGTTCACAACAAAAAATCTTATGGTGTGAATTTCTCTTTTTTTCTGAGAAAAAGACCAATTTAATGATGCAATCGTCTGTTATTCCCTCACAAGATATTTTCCTTTTATCACTTGCCTTAAAAAACGGACACTTTACATCCACATCATCAAATATTGTAGGCATAACACTACCACCCATTTAATTTGATTTGGTAATCACAACCATCTTTAAATCCTTTATTATAGCCTTGCTTGTATTTTTCAGCCTTTTCATGCTCTATATCGTCAGGTTTATTAGCTCCTAACAAAGCTACAAGCAGCACTCCTACAATAAAGCCTAAAACGAATATTAAAAAATTTTGCATTTTATTCCTCCTTAGCCACCTCTTTAAAACGGATAATCTTCATCATCTACATTGCCTAAATCTTGAAACTCATTCAATCTGTCTTGCAACTGATTCAAAGGGTCATTTTCAGGGTCAACCGGTGCATTGTTTTCTGAATTATTATCTGCTTTCTTAAACTCCACAAATTGCACATTGTTAGCCACAACCTCAAAAGCAGTACGATTATTGCCATCTCTGTCTTGATATTTACGAGTCTGTATTGAGCCTTCAATACCAATCATTGAGCCTTTTTTGAAATACTTACAAATAAACTCAGCCGAGCTTCGCCAAGCTACTATATTTATAAAATCAGCTTGTCTTTCTTCACCCTGTTTGTATCTTCTCTCAACTGCAATACTAAAAGAGGTTACTGAAACACCATTAGGTGTAGTCTTTAGCTCAGGGTCAGCAGTTAATCTTCCTGTTAATACCACTAAGTTAAACATTTTTAAATCTCCTTTTTACACGGAAACGAATATCTTTTGATTACCGTTGATTTTCCATATCGTGTTTTTACCTTGATTGACTCTTTTTTAATCTCCACTCCGTCTTTGAGACGGAGGTTGGAGACTACTGTTGCAAGTTTAGTTATGCCTAAATCTGCAAAGGCTTGAATTGGAGTAATAGAGCCAAAATCTTTGATATACTGTATAACAGCTTCTTTCTGAGTCATAATTATGCCTCCTCATAATTTCTTTATGAACAACCTATATTGTGTAGATTCAGGGACAGTATAGGCTTTTTTTGTTATAGCCTTTCTTTCTAAAAGATAAGTTCCGGTTATAACTTTTGCTCTTTCACCGACTTTGGATTTAATGGTATGGTCTACCTCTTTATATTCACTCATAAAAGGTGCAAGTTCTTCTTTGCGTTTTATAAGTTCATCAAGTTCTCCATCGGTATCAATATCTGCTGGTACTCGTTGACAAGTGCCGCAGACATGAGCAAGAGGACAATTTTCACAAAATGATAATTCCTCACAAGGCTCAGGTACTTTGTTTTCTTCTAATGCCTTATAAACTCGTTCACCTTTTTGTAAAACACTTTCTGTATATTCATAATCTAAAGGCACATCAATAAACTTTGTTTTACCTGTAACTTTATTAGTTAATGCAAAAAATCCTAATTCCTTACCAAACTTGAGGTTATAAATCATAATTTGTGCAGGATAACTTCTTATCCATACTTTTTTGCTTTTTAAAAAATCTTCAATGGTGTTTAAATTATCCCACTCGTAAGGCGAAATACCTTTTATTTCAACCGGTAATAAATAACCGTTTTCATCTTTAATTCTTATATCTTCTCTACCAGTTATAAAACCGCCCTTAATATCTATTTGCCATGACCTTTGAGTAGGTGTTATGACTTCATAACCTGCTGCTTTAATGTTTTTAATGGTATGTTCCTCTAATGTATTTCCTAAATTAAAAATACTTTGTAGACCAATATCGTGAGGTTTTTGTTCTTCCCAATGTTTAATAAGTAAATACAAGTATCTTTCACAAGGATGTCCTATATTAGAGGCTCTTAAATTTCTGCAAGGATATATTTTTATTTGCTCTTGTAAACTTTCATCAAGCCTTTTATTTATCTCTATTGAGTTCATATAGTTACCTCCTATTTAGCCTTTGCTTGACAAGTTCGACAGAGTTGTCTACCCATCTTTGCTTCACTATAACTTGCTTCGGCTTGAGTAATAGCAGCACCACATTCAGAACATACTAACCCACTTCCTTCAGCACTTTTTCCAGCACCGCCTTTTGTTCCGGTTTTGAATGTATAACCTTGTATTTTAGCAGTATTCAACCCTGCTTCTTCCAATGTAGATACTTCAAGGTTTCGCAAACCCGGTATAAGTCTCTTAATACCGTTGTTGATACAATTTGTATAAGCCGAAAGTTTAACATCCCTAATATCAATTTCATCAGGCTTTTTCAAAGGCTTTTCCTTGCCTTGCTTTGCAAAGAAATCATCTTTAGCACTTCTACTACCTTCACATTCAATAAATTGACCGTTAAGCATAAACCTTGCTCTGTAAGTGAATGTTCTATAACCTTCTAAATCAGTTTCTACTTGAGGCTCACCTAAAAACTGCCAATTCACACCGAAAAGTCTTGCTACTTTTGTAGCACCACTCTCTTGTAAATAAGGAGTACCACCAATCAGAACCCAATCCTTTTCGGTTGTAATTTTAAGTGCTGCCTCCATAATCTTGTTCATAGCATCTATGTATTTATTTGCTCTTTCTGCAAGGTATAAAATATTATCTTGAGAAGCATCTAATAATGCTCCACCATCATTACCGGTGTTTGCTAAATCAAACATATCTCTTTCAATAATTTGTACTTCGTTACTCATAATTTTTACTCCTTAAATTTTTTTGTTTTGTTCTGCGATTCCTAATCTTCTATATGCAATCCTCTCAATTCAGCCTGAAACTTATAAGTATATAATTTATGTTTAAGTTGTTTATTTTCCTTGATAAGTTCCTCTATAAATCTCTTTTTTCCTTATGCTTCTTTATTGCTTCTTCAATCGAACCAACCACTATGATTGATAAGAGCAACAATGCGAAAAATATAATTACTGCTATTTGATAATCAAGCATTTTTATCACCAACCAACTGTAACTTCCAATCCCCTGACTGCCATATTGTTTTAGCTTCACAATCTTTAAATGTGGCATTTTCGGAAAGAATAATATTTTCTTTTTTATCCCAACCGTATTTAGAAGATATAATAGTAGAAAAACCTTTGGCGTACTTAACCGTGGCTGAACCGCAGATGTACTTAACCGTGGCTGAACCGCAGATGTTCTCAACCGTGGCTGAACCGTAGATGTTCTCAACCGTGGCTGAACCGCAGATGTTCTCAACCGTGGCTGAACCGTAGATGTTCTCAACCGTGGCTGAACCGCAGATGTTCTCAACCGTGGCTGAACCGCAGATGTACTTAACCGTGGCTGAACCGCAGATGTTCTCAACCGTGGCTGAATCGCAGATTTCAACATCTTTACAATCCTTTATGTAATGATTACTTCCTGAGGATATTTTTAAACCGTTTACACCCACGTGTATATGGTCTTTCGCCCAATCCTTAACTGCCTTACGCATACGTTCCTCGTCATACTTTGGCACATACCAATCAGGTAATATATCCTGATCCACGTGAAAAATCCAAGTTTCTATAGGCGAAAACACATCACCGTTTTTCGGATACAGCTCCGCACGTATAAACTTCGATGAAGCATTTTTCTCATTATCCTCTATTCCCAACTCATCCAGCATATCTGTATGACTATCGTAGTCTGGCAAAAATATTTTGTCTTTTAAAATAAGACCTGATTTCATTTGACACATTTTTTATTCCTCCTTAACATTTAATACCCGTTGTTTCTATAAACTTTTCACGGCTTATAAAGTAACTGTATCTTTCTTCTCCTGTCTTAACCGCATATCCAAAAGGAAGTATATTTCTTTGCAAACCTATCCTAATGAACGATTGCGATTTTCCCATAAGCTTTGCAGCTTCTTGTACGGTCAATGACGATTTTTTGTTTTCCATAAAATTATCTCCTTCATTATTCTTTATTTGACAAATTTTTAAAATTGTGATAAACTGCTTTTGCTATTATTGAGGTGATTAAATGTCTGAAAGCACTCACATCAACACTCTTAAAAGAATCGCAAAAAACAAAGAAATACGAGACTCTAAACCTAACAAAGATTTAGACTACCTTTGCGAATTAGGTTATATCGAAATGACCGAAGTCGATAAACCTAATGATTACTATGCTCAACCTTATTTGACCGAAAAAGGTAAAGCATTTCTCTATGAACGAAAACTAAAACTCATAGAGGTTTGGGTGCCGGTAGCAATCTCAAATCTTATTGCTCTTGTAGCTTTAGTTATCTCAATAATCGCACTATTGAAATAATTAATGCCACTATCGACATTACAAATGATGGTACATATAGCAAATACGAGTGTTTTTCCCACCACGAATATGTAAATTTCTCATCCCTCTCCTCTGAGGGATTATTTTTTTTGCTCATTTTTTCAACTCCAATCTTTTTAAAGTTCCACTTCACAGTCTTTAGCCATAGCCTCAAGCACTTCAAAAGTTATTCCTGATTCAGCAAGTTCTTTGCCCTTTTTCTCATAACTTCTTAACTGATAGAGGTACTGTCTCCTCCTGAGTCTGACCCGTTCTTCCTTTTTAGCCAGCTTTACATGAGGACTTTTTAACAGTCTCTCAATTTCTTTTTCAACCTGTGCATCCGTTAATTCAGGTTTTCTCATTTTGTCATCTCCTTTGGTGCATTTCACGCACCTTATTTAGCAAAAAAAATAGCTTCCTTTTCCGTTAAAGAGGTTACACCCAACTCAATACATAATGTATCAACCTGAGAAGTCTTAAACTCTGCTTTATTTGTAACACAGTTACGAAATCCCGCATAAGATAAGCCTACTTTTTTAGCAAGGTAAGCTATTTTTTTCCCGCTATCTTCGATTTTCTTTTCAAGCAGTTTTGTATTAGTCATATATATCACCTCCTTGATGGTGCATTTCACGCACCACTCATATTATACCCAAGTTTTGTAAAATGTCAATACCTTTTTATAAAAAAATCAACATAATTATTGATTTTTACGCACCATAACAGTATAATAAAGGTGAAAGGTGGTGTTTTTAATGAAAATAGGAGATAGAATTAAAGAAAGAAGAATAGAATTAAATTGGTCTCAACGAGAACTTGCCGCAAAAATGGGATATAACCATTCCACCATAACAAGAATCGAAACTGGTAAAATAGATATATCACAATCTCGTGTAGTACAGTTTAGTGAAGTATTAGGTGTCTCTATTGCTTACTTGATGGGATGGGAAGAAGAACAAAAAAAGAATGACATCCAAGCGGACATCATTCTTAAAATGCGTACCGACACAGATTTTATGTCGGTAGTCGAAACACTTTATAAATTAGATAAGGATAAATTACAGAGTATAAATCAAATGTTAAATACTCTTTTTAAGTAGTTGCCGGATGAGGTCGAGAAGGCTTATATCGTTACATTTGTCTATGAGTTCGATAATCTCTTTAACTAAGTTTTCTTTAAACGTTTCGTGATTCATTATAAGTTTTCTCCTTTCATCCGTGCAATGATATTCTACCAAAAATTGCCGAATAAATATACAGGTAATTTTTAGAACATTTGTTCGGCTATCTTTATTTTATAAAATTTACTGTCCGATAAAACGGACTTTGAAAGGAAATGTTTTTGTTATGGCTTCTTATGATGAGAAATCAAACACTTATTTATTGTCAAAGTTGGATAAATTTAGGCTTTTTGAAATAAAACATAAGAGTGTAGAATTTATATCAATTTTCTCCACCTTTATGATGCCTTTTCTAACCTCTCTTTTTGCTATAGGTGAACTTGCTATAGGACTTGGATTACTATATTGGTGGATTGGAGTGCTTCCTGATAATACTGTTTGTTTATGTATTACAACGGTTGTTCATTGGATAATCGGTATTATTCTCGGAATTATAGGTGAAGTATCACCGCTAATATGGATTATATATTTCCCATTGTTTATAAACACTATTTATTATTTAGTCTGTGATTTGCTTGACGAACAAGAGGTAAAAAAAGGAGAAGCCTCATTAGAAATTCTTTATAAACAACAGAAGATTAAATAATTTATGAAAGGAGAAAATTAAATTGGCAAGACCGATGCGATTACCTAATGGATTTGGAAACATAAACAAATTAAGCGGCAACCGAAGAAAGCCATACCGAGCAAGGATATTTGAGGGATATACTGATGACGGAAAACGAGTATATAAAACTCTTGGATATTACGAGAAATACACTGACGCATATACAGCTCTTGCAGATTACAATAGAGACCCCTATGACATACAAAGTGATATTACCTTTGCTGAATTGTTTGAGAAGTGGTCGGCCGTCAAATTTGAGAAGATTTCAGAGAGTAATAAAAAAGGATATAATGCTTCATATAAGCATTGTGAAACCTTGCATAATATAGCTATCAAGAATATAAAACTTGCTCACATGCAAGCAGTGATTGATAACTGTGGTAAAAATTACCCTACTTTAAGAAAGGTAAAGAGTTTTCTTTCACAGATATATGATTTTGCAGTAATGCAAGAAATTATTGGTAAGGATAAGGATAGAACCGAATATATCGATATAGGTCAAAGAACCGAAAGCACAAAGCATTACAAATTTAGTAATAAAGAAATTGATTTATTATGGAAATGGTCTCCAGCTAATGATTATGTTCAAATGATATTGATGATGATATATAGTGGCACAAGACCGGGAGAATTTTTTGACATTGAAAAAGAAAATGTAAATTTGGAAGATGGGTATTTTATAATTAAAGAAGGAAAAAATCAAAATGCCAAAAGACGAGTACCAATTCATAATAAAACAATGCCTTACTTTAAAAATTGGATGCAGAAAGATGGAAAATATCTCATAACAAAGCACAATGGCGAAAAATTCAATTTTTCCACAGGACACCGCCAATTTATAGACAGTTATT